ATGCAGGAGGGGGGTCTGATTTGCGAGACCCCTCCCCCTACTTCGACATCTCTGCTATTCAGTTATGAATCTTCTGGAACTGGCACTTTCAGATAGAGACCGTTGACATTCTCAGTCACGATCTCATCGATAGCCTGCTCGATGGCCAGACTTTGATCTGTTTCTGACAGCTCATCAGAAGACTTAACGATCCTTGCAAGGAACGCTGTTGTGTTGTGACCGAGACGAACGTCTTCGGCGTACCACTCATCGAACTCGGTGAAAGGATTGTACGGGTTGTCAGATGTGGTAAGCATGTGTTCAGCCACGTCACTCACCTCCACCAAGACTAGACTTGAGAGTGGACACAGAGACACCGAGAGCGTCAGCAACCTCAGCCTGAGTACGACCAGCACGAAGCATGGCCTGTGCTCTTTGTAGTTTGGCCGAGGTCATAGTACTCTTCTGCTTCGGTGTAGCCAGATGCTTGACCTGATCGAGGTCAGCATTGTTCAGGATCTGGTTGAGCTTGTTGTTACTGATAGCACCAGCCTGAATAGCGGCCCACTCATCGTCGGTTATGAGAATGCGGGTCTTCTTAGCACCAGTCCTTTCTCTAGCCTTGTTCAGTGCAATTGCTTTGATCTTCTTGAGATCAGCAGCATCCATGTCAGGATTAGCTTGCTGCTTCTGCCGCACCTCGGCGTTGGCTAGGATCTGGGCTTGTCTTTCTAGGGGGGCGTTTCTGAGAGCGATGCTCAGCTTGGCGTTTAGAGACTGCACTTCCTTGGCATAGGCGGTTCTTGCAGACGGTGAGTAGGGGATAGCCCTTGTGTTCACCATCTCTTTTCTGGCCTGGTTGGCCAGATCCTTCAGCCTGTTGGAGTGGTCTGCATACACCTTCTCGATGAGCGTACCGGACGAGAGCTTATGTGCATCGTCGACGATGGCCAGTCTGGGTACTTCAGTGGTACGTTTGACGGTCTTGCCGTCCTTGTCCACGTAGGTAGCACCAGTCTCCTTGTAGATCTTCTTGCCTGTGGCCTTGTCGATTGTGTAGCTCTGCTTCCTTTCCGGCACTCGAACTGTGGAGCTGGCACCAGCGTTAGAGATCAGAGTGGCTGCACCACCATCCTTCTTACCCTGGTACTTCTCCTTCAGCTGAGCGATGCCATTGTCGATGGCCGACTGCTTGTAGTTCAGGTTGTGTTTCTCTGCATCGATGACCACCATCGAGTGACGAACTGCGCGCGCAAGCTCGTCCATCGAAGCGCCCCGAATGGTCATGTCTGTGATGAGGTTGGAAACCTTCCCCATCTCAACCTGCTTTGTGCGGGCGCTCATCTTCGGCATGCCTTCATACGCAGGGTAGGCGGCCTGAGGATCGAAGCCCTTCAACTTCTCAAGGGCAGGCGCAGTCTTGACCTTGCCCTGATTGTTCGGTATTACGAGAACGGTGTCACCATCGAAGTCGGCACCAGACAGCCTCTCGGCTACCTTGTGGTTGATGCCGACTGCATCCCTTGCCTGACCGAGAAGACGCCTACCTTCAGGGTGTCTGTTGTTAACGGTCAGCTCGGGGATCTCGAAGATTCCACCATGGGGGTAACGAATCAGAACGACCCGCTCCCCGTTTCGATAGTTGGGTGCGTAGATCTCCGTCTCCCGCATGGAGTTTACGGGGAGGATCACATGCGATCCCTGTCGAGGAAGAGCCGCGGCCTTGAGATGGACCGATGAAGAGTCGGCGTCATCCGAGAACGATTCGAGCAGCTTCCTTCTTACGGCCGGATTGGTCAGCCGCATGATCTCGTCGAACTCTTGCTTCTTGCGTTCGAAGGTCTGAGCCAGCTGTTCTCTTGCTAGCTTGGGACTCTGCTTGGACAGCATCTGCGAGGAGAGGTTCTTAGCCCAGCCTTCCCAGTTGCCTTCTTCGTTGACGATGTTCATCGCCGACTTGACCTTCTTGCCGTCCGGCGTTGTGATCTGACGAACGACAGCACCGAATGGGTTTTCGGGGTCGTCCTTCATCGCCTTCATGGCATCGAGTTTGTTCCCCGTGTTCTTCTTGTTCGTGTTGAACACGAGGTCCACGCCGTCAGGGAGATCATCCCTGTACATCGCCATGCCCTTGAGGTAGTGGGTCCCATCCACTGCGATGCGGACCTGGGCATAACGAGCACCGCCAAGGGACAGGTCGGAGACTCCGGGACGAACGTAGATCACACCGTCGGCATCAGCCCCACCCTGTTCTGCATAACGGACGCCGACCCGCTTCGAACTCACGGACAACGGGGTTTTGATTCCCGTGTAGGATCTACCTCCATCGCTGGAGTAATCCGTCACCTGCTGAATGTTGTCCCGGTTCCTGTACACCTCAGAGTACGGGGTGCCAGGCTTTGCCAGAACTTTGACAGAGGTGAACTGCCCGGTGCCGAGCTGCTGCACCTTGACGTAATGCAGGGTGTAACCCTCGTCTTGGAGTTTCTGTACCGCAGCACCGAGTTTCTGCTTGCTGACGCCAATGTGGTGCTCCACACCAGCGCCTACGTCTATGTACCCCTTCTTGTCGACCTGTTCCTTGAGCATGGTGCTTGTGGCTTCGAGAACGTTGGCCTTGTCTTTCTGGCCTTCAGAAAGGAGAGAACGGACCGAGGACTCGTTGATACCCATCCGCTTGCCGATGGCGACGTTCGAGTACCCCTTGCTTTGCAACCGCTGGGCCATGGCGATATCGGCCTGCTTCTTGGCGGCTCTTGCGATCGTCCGCTCTGCGCGAAGCTTGGTCGTCGTGATACCGAGGCCTCTCGCAATTTCGGTCTCGCTGAGTCCTTGGTCTCTGAGATTGTCGACGTACGACAGGAAGTCCTGGCTCCGCTGAGGGTTGTCCCCTGAACCCCACGGATAGCGGCCAGAGTGCCGAGGAGTACCATAGTGAGCCAGATAGTCGTCTTCGTCGATAATCACTGCGGCCCCTCCTCTTTGAGTAGATTCAGACGCTTGTCGAAGTAGACGATCTTGTCCATGATGTGGAAGATAGCGTCTGGGTCGGGCTCGAACACGTCGACGTTGTTGCTCTGATAGATGCGAAGTTCCATCTCGATGTCGAACGGTCGCACATCATATTCGAGGCAGAACAGCGCAGCGTAGACTTCGAGCTGGTGTGGTGATCCAGGCGTGATGCCATTTTTGAGGTCGTGGATCCTCAGCATGTTGCGCCTGAAGGATATGCTGTCGGCGGTCCCGAATGCGTTGTCGGAGTAGAACAGGGTTTGCTCGGGCGACATTTGATACTCGATACCGTCATTGACGTAGAGGCTCAGCGTCTGTCCGTCGTCGGGGAGGTTGATTCCCAGACGAATGAGGTCATGCGCTAGGGCATGTAGTTCGACACCGCGTTGTGCCGCTTGGGACGCTGTGAATACGCGATCCAGCTTATCCTCGTCGTAGCCGATCCAGTGATACTTACTTGCGCTGAGAAAAGCGTGTTTGCCGACGAGGTTCGAATGCTTGTTGAAGATCACGGAGAACTTCCTCTTCGTTCTCGGGGCAGATGAAGGCTGCGAACGACATCTCGTCCAGGAGGCCCACGTAATACTCCTGGTTCGGTTGTTGATGCGCGTCCGCAGACCCCTTCACTTCAAGCACGGCCCACTTGTCCTTGTAGAGGACAGTGAGGTCTGGGAAGCCCTGTAGATATCCCGAGTCGTTCTTCAGAACGATGCACCCGGGGAACCTGCGCTTGAGCGCACGGATCAGACTCGATTGATAGTGACGCTCTAGCACTTGGGACTCCTCAGCCACAGAAAAACTTAAAGCAAACCCTCACCCCTTCTATCATACCACGCGTTTTTCACGCTACTTGATATCTGTTTTCCGTTTGGTCCGGTATGACCCGGAATTGCTGGTATGTTGGCCAGACGTAGGTCCGGTTGAGCATGGCGAGAAAGATCTCGCTTTCCAGGAGGCCGTACCGGATAGCGGCATCCCATGAGTTGGCGAAGATCTCGCCCGAGTTGATTTCCTCGATGGGGGTGTCGAACGAACCCATTCGGATCGGCTCATCGAACTGATCGAAGTATTTGACGGCGAACCATCGCGGTCGCCAGAGAAGGTTCTCGGCGCGGTTGTTGGTTCGATCGCCATCGAGGTTGATAGGAGTGTCGAACGAGTCCTCGGGAGGAGCGGGGAGGAAGGCCTGAGCGACCAGCCTCGCGACACATCTTTTGTATTGCACCCTGTTTCTGGTGAGGCCGACGTTGACGAGACCGTGTTGGTTTCGCAACAGTGCCATGTTCCGGCCAGTCTCTTCGTTGCGGACGCGCCCGAAGTTGCTGACCGAATAGTTACTGAATGTCGGGATTGAGCACCATTGCTCCATGTCGACCATTTTGGGTGATTCTCGATCCTGCGGGGTGGCACGGTCTTGGCTAGATGTCATTGCCAAGATTTTTTTCGAAAAACTTTTTATTTTTCAGAGTTCAATATCTGTTTTTATACTTTTCTCCCGCGCGTAAGTAGATATAAGAAAACTAGTAGGATTTGACAGTAACGCAGATACCCAGGGTACGTAAAATAAAAAAGTTTTGGAAAAATTTCTTGGATTTGACGGATGATCTTGTCGCAAGCCTGTGACCTGCGAAAACGTCTGTCAAATTTGCCAAGATTCTACGTTGGCAACTGTCAAATTTTTGGCAGATGATCTTGATTTTTTTGTGGAAACGGACATTAGGGCACATACTCCCGAGAGCCCGGTATCTGTGGAACCGGACATTCGGGCATATATCTCAGACCGCGAACCTGCCTGCGTAACGCCGCTCGTTGAAGTTTTTCTTCTCCCCGAGGGCCTTACTGATGGCCAAATCGAGGGGGCTCTGACTCTTGAGCGTATAGTAGTGCAAATTCTTGGCAGGATTTGTCAGTCGATCGATGCGCCCGTGCGCCTGATGGTACTGCTTGTACGAGTAGGTCAGGCTGTAGAAAACCATCGCATCCGTAGTGATGCAGTTCCATCCTTCGCTTCCGGCCATATACTGTACCAGATACACCCATTCGTCACTTTCTGGTATATCTTGGTGCTTATGGCCGTTCCACTCCGCAACAGGCACAAACTGGGACAAATTACGCAGTATCTCCAGTTCGTAGTCGAAGTTGTAGAACACGATCAGGCGTGGGTGTTTCTTCATGAGATCCTTCACGGCATCCAACCGAGAGGGATCCGAGTTCACCACCTTTCTCAAAGTAGAGAAGAGCTCCGACACGTCTCTCAGAGGTCGGTCCTCGAACACATGCCATCTCTTCTTCAGGACCTTGTGGAAGAGCTCCTTGTCGTAGTCGACTTCAACGTCCTGGGAATTCCAGACCGTGTGCTTCACGTACGGCATCTCCACGAGGAGCTGGTTCCGTTGCTTAACCAGCCTCACAATGCCGATGTATCGGTCGACTTGCGGGAACTTGCTGAACGGCTTGTAGATGACGTGTTCGCGGATGAACTCGCTCTTGTTCTTGTAGAAGCCGTTCGCCACGAAGACGGGGATGTAATCCATCCAGGTATCCCCGGGGGTGGCGCTCAGCAGGATCCAGCGGTTCTTCTTGGCTATCTTGAGGAACGCCTTCACCCAGTGCCCACTACCAACGAGACGCTGCTCGTCGAAGATGAAGAACGCTCCGTAGACGTTGTCGTACTTGCCGATGTTGTTCCACGAGTCGACTGTCAGCTTGCCCGCGATGGACAGTTCTTTGTCTGTGCTGATGCCGAATCTGATGAACTCCTTCTCCCAGTCCAGCGAGTCCCGCTTCTTAGCGGTGGTGATGACGTAGATATCCCGAGGGGTCTCGTTCGCCATGTAGTAGGCAGCCGCTGTAATCGATTTTCCGGTCCCCACACCGCCCCAGAGTATGCACCCATTATGCATACGTGAAAGGGCGTCACGCTGGTGCTCAAAGAGCTGTGGGTAGTCCTCAGCGGGCTTGATGTCGTCGGCGTGGTATTCCTTTGCTTCCATTATCTCACCTCCTCTCGAAAAAATGAGACACCGTGTATAGGTGCCTCATCTTTGGGTCTCCTTTCGCTACGAAGTCTTCTTGTTGACGATCCTTTCCAGGTTCGCCTTCCGCTGTCCGTACGCGAAGCCTTCGTCCCACCCGCCCTTGAATCCGTCGTGGAAGGCCTTGTCCTCTTCCGACTTGTGGGTCTTCTTGAGGGCGATGGTCTTCCGCGCGTAGTAGTGCTGGGTGGAAAGGAAGGTGATGAGTGCGGTCGCGATGATGGCGATCAGGGTCCAGAACATCGTGTGTCCTTTCGTAGTAGGGGTCTCATTATAACCCGTGTATTCTACGCGAGGACTAGTTCAGCTTACTTGCGAGACGGCTGATGCGGAGAGTTTTCCATCTTCCCAGCTCCAAGAAGGCGTACTCGTTGAGCTGGTCGTCGGTCATCCTGTGGAAGTTCATGCCCTCTCTGGCTCGGATGCACATCATCAGGTCGCGGTAGAAGAGGTACAGCCTCTGGCCGTCTTCAGTGACGATCATGCTGTCGGGGTCGTTGAGGAGTTTCACCAAGGCGTCGTGCTGCTCGGGGGTCAGTTCTGGACGCGGCATTGTTCTGCCTTTCGATGGATGCGAAAAACATAATGCTAGTTCAGAAGATGAGCAGGGGTGAGAGCTCCCCTCAAGCCCTCACCCCCACGCCATCAGATGTCGGTGCGCGTACCCTTCTCCGCGCGCCACTTCCGCTCTACACGGTCGACCCAAGCGGGTGTCCCGTAGTCCTCACTGGGCTGCCACTCGTAGCCGTCCCCAACGACTTCGAAGTAGTTTCGTTCTTCCTCCGACGGTGTCTCGTTCGTCTCGGATTCCTGCTGCATTGCCTTCCTTCCAGATAATGGCGCGGCAGCGATAAGAGGGGATGGGATCGGGGCGACTGACCCCACCCCCTCAGCTTGTGGGCGTTACTAGGCCGCCAGCACCACGCTGTCGTCCTTGGGCGCCAGGTCCACGGTCTTGAAGTAGACCTTCTCCTCGTCGTTCAGCGCGCCCCAGAATTCGCGGAACTCCTGGGGCTTGACCGGCCGCTCGGAGTTGGGGAACAGCTCCTTGACGCCCTCGGTCTCGCTCGGCGAGGCGAAGTAGGCCATCAGGTCCTTCATGGAGTTCTCTCGCTTGGTCTCGGACATCGTGATACTCGCTTTCAGATACTTGGCGGGGGGTCTGGAGACGGTTGCCTCCACCACGCTACGGGCCAGCCTGGGGGATTGACTGACCCGTAACCGCTCAGGGCCTAAGGCCTATTTATACTCGCCCTGACGAGTTAGGCCGGTCGCTTGCCGTCGACCGCGTCGAGAAGCTCGGAGACCAGGGCTCGGATGACCTCCTTCCCCTTCTCCGACACCGCTTCCCCATCCTCCGACTGCTCTGTCTTCTGGTCCGTCACCGGCTCGAAGCAGATCTCGAAGGCATTGTTGTTGTACACCTTGTAGCCGGTGCCCGCGTAGAGGACCCAGTAACCGACGTACGCTCGCGTCTGCTTCTCGTTCGCGGGCTTGAAGACGCGGACCTTGATGTACCGGCCCTTTTCATCCTCTCGGATGTCAGCGTTGCACCACCTGGCCACCTCTTCCATGTTCTCGGAGGTCACCTGCACCGCGTCGACGTAGAAGGGCTTCCGAACGAACTGGGTGGTCTGGATGTTGCTCATGTTTTTACACTCTTTTCCAGGAGGATAAGGGTTATACTTTCCCTGGGGGGTGCAGTACGAGATTCTCGACCTTCTTGTATGCGTCGAAGTAGATCTCGTTCTTGTCACCGTTGAAGGTGACCTCGTAGTACATCCCGTCTGGGTTCATCGTGCCCAGCAAGGCCTTCCAGTTTTCCAGGACCTTGCAGAACCAGACGACGTATACCTCGTTCTCCGTGATCGGGATGCGTGTCGTTGTGTCGCCTCGCTCCATGCAGTACCTGAAGTAGGCGACGACCGCACGCTTGGCCTGGAGCTGAAAGTCCGCGTACTGATTCATCCCATCTGATACGTACGGACCCGGCCCCTGGATGTACGCCTGCTTGAGGTGAGCACTTGCCTCACTCGAACATTGCGGACACCGTGTGGTACCACCGCATCGGGCCTTCCCCATGAGGGCGCTCTCGCCCTCGTCCAGAGGAGTTCCCGGAATGTGGTGACCGTGCGTTGTGACGGCCATCAGGCTGCCTCTTCCCATGTCTGCTCGAAGAACCCGGGGGTACATGGGGTGAAGCCACCGAGGAAATCACAGATGGCCCACTCACCCGCGAAGATGTTCGTTGTGCCGTCGGTCGTCTTGATGACGATCTGTTCGGTTGAACGAGGCGTCGGGAGCGCGGTACCGTCGTCGTTGTTGTAGACCGTGCCGGGAAGCCACCAGGCCTCACCGCCATGCTCCTTGACCCAGTCGATGACGATTGATGCGTTCTCCGGGCCACCCGTGAACCGAATGGCTTCTACCTCTTCGACCTCCTTCTTCCTGAACTTCGCCATCACGCCTCCCCGTACTCCAGCGCCGAATCCAGATCGGGGACGTCCGCGTACTTGCGGTCCAGCTCGTCCTCCTCGATCCGGACGTACATCTTCCGGAGGTAGACCGAGATGCCCGAGGTTCCGTTCGGCATGGACCAGTTGTACGGCGCGACGATGAGGTCGACTTCCCTGATGTCCACGTGGTCGAGCATGGCGACCAGGTCCTCGCTGAGCAGCGTACGACCGCGGGACGTGAGCATATAGATCATCGGCGGCTTGTTCTTGTACTCCACCTTGACCTGGATGAAGGGGTCGCCCTGCGGGTTCTCGTCCTCCTCCCGAGGCCTGAAGCGCTTGACCGGCCAGCCGTCGGCGTCCACCTGCTCGGCGGTCTCCTCGTCGAGCACCAGGAGGAAGTTCTTCTTGCCCGCGGCGTTGAACTTGCTCTCCTCGCCGGAGAAGTTCCGCCTGACGATCCTGGCACCCTCGATGAGAAGGGTTCCGTCGTTCACTGCCATGTTCTGATACTCCTTGCAGATAGTGGCCGTTGTGATTCGATAGAGTCAAGACTTTAGATAAGTTTCCCAGAAGATGTCGGTGACCTCGACTTGAAACGCGTTGTCGAAACCCTTTCTCAGTTCGTTGAGAGAAGTCTTGATCTCTTTTAGAGCTTTCTTGTCGTTTTGGTCTCGGGCTACAGAAGCCTTAACGCCTAATTCTACGGCCTGTTTCTTGGCGTTTTCTTTTATGCGAGCCTCATAAGCTCTGGCGCGTTTGAGTATCCCCTCCATTGATCAGCCGTTCTCGACGTTGGACGGGATGTTCAGTTTCTCGTCACACGGCTTCTTGATGCCACAGGCCTTTCCGTAGCAGCCTTCCGCGACGCAGCGGTTGGTGACGCCGGAACCGTAGATGCCGCTTTCCTTCGACGAACGAGTGGTCTCGTATTCGCACTGGCCCGGGAGGCACCTGTTCGGGCTCTCCCGATCGGCCTTCATCATTCGGGCGATCTCGGTGAGATTCGTGTTGACCGCGGCCATGACCCGCACGAGGTCGTTGAGAGCCTTGGCCTGAGCCCTGATGTCCAGGGGGTTGGACATGTGCCTACTCCAGAACTTTGTCGATGGATATGCAGTCGGCCAGTCCGCGCGAGAACATCTGACGGACCTCTTGAGCGACGACGGAGTCGCCTGTGATTTCCGCGGTGAAGGTTCCGTCGGGTCGGAGGTAAGCCCACCCGACAGCGAATCCTTCGATCACGAGAGGGACCCGGGTGGTTTTCGAGACGACTTCTCCCGCTAACACACCCGAGTCCACTCTTCCATCCATGCCATGCTCCTTAAGATATGAGAGCCTCGAAGTCGCCGAATTTCTCGATGGTCTTGCGTGCCTCATCGGCCAGCGTCTCGAAATAGCTCATGTCGATAGCTTCCCCAGGGAGAGTCTTGGCGTGATCCGCTTCGACCCACTTGTACCCCTTGGTCCCCGCGACGGCGTAGGCCTTCTCGTCCTTGACCCGCCATAGGGTGGCGCCACCGTACTCCTCCGTGACGGGCACGAACCGTCCAGTCCTTCCGACGAAGTGCATGGCGTCGGGGTTCTGGTCAGTGGAGAAGTCCAGATATATGGCGCCCTGGGTGACCTGCTTCGTCTCGCACAGGTCGTCGAATGTGACGCCTTGATCCTCCGAGAACGGCCCCGGGTCGAGAAGGACCTTGTAGACGTAGGGGTGCTGGAACTGCGCACCCACTGCGACCCACTTGTCACCCTCGATGGCGGGATACCGGGCGATGTAAACGGCGTCATTCACGAGACAGAACTTGTCGTACGTGGCCTCGTGCTCGAACTCGTAGCCGTACTTCTCGCCGAATTTCTTGACGAACTCGATGATGTCCGGTGTCGCGTTGGGGATCTTGATCGAGTCCGTCTTGATGTGCGCGACCGTGAACCCCTGCTCCTGGACCGCGTGCTTCAGGTCGATCATGAACAGGGCGCCGCGCTTGGCGACGATGTTGTCGACGTTGCGGTTGTCCCGGAACGGGTTGTCGAACTTGGCTGACGTCAGACCGTAGACGATGTTGATCACGATCTTCAGTGCATACGCAAGATCCTCAGCGGCTCCTTCGTCATCGAGATATGGAGCGAGCCTCCCGCCGAGCATGTCCCGCGCCGAAGCGTAATCGCCGTGCTTGATCGCCAGGCGCGCGGACTTGAGAGCCGAGAATCGAGGAGTATACTCATCCCCGAAGAGATTGAGCTGCTCGATAGACGTAGGATGCATAGATGCCACGTCAAGAAGTGCAACGTCCTCATAGATCCCTGGCTCAGAGTATACGTAGCCTCCTTCCCCGACGAGTTCTCCTCGATAGGTGCTCTTTCCTCGGTCATAGACGTATCCCGGGAAGTCGCGGCTGAGTTTCGTGTAGACGAAGCTTCTCTGTGGGTTGCGGTCCTCCCCGAAGATGATCCGTGCGGTGTGCTTCTGTGTGGTGTCGTTAACCGTCAGACCGCTCAGGTCGGCCAGGATCTGCCGGGCGATGAAGTCTTGCTTACGCGCCTTGAAGACTTCCTCGTTCGACATGACATCGTTGCAGCAGTATTCCGTGACGTCCTTGATGCGGTTGTCCGGAACCGGCTGGTCCCACGGGATGTCCATCTCCTTGTGCGGGATGCCCAGCTCGATCTGCCACTTCTTCAGGCCCTGCTTCTTGGAGCAGAAGTCGTAGATGTCGGCGTACGACAGGCTGTAGGCCTCGCCGAACAGCGATCCGACGCTGCCGCTGATGATCTTCTGCGACAGCTTGTACAGCTGCTCCAGGTTGTAGCCCATGTACCGGGCGTACAGGATGTGGTTGTCGTACTTGCGGTTGTTGAAACCCACCAGCTTGAGCCTGAACAGACC